AAGCTGCTGCTCAACGTCAGAGATCACAACCGGCTGACGTTCTAGCCAGCGGCCCAGTGCATCAAGGAATTCCTTGATCCGAATACGCTGCTTCTCGGACTTGGGCGCTGACCGGTACACAACGCTGAAGGGATATACGCATACCTGCTTTACATGGCCTGTAACATCCTCGTTGTCGTTCTGCACGGCGGGGCCGGAGACTGGATAGAAGCCGATGCCGGATGTTTCGGTCATCGTGGTAAATACCACGATCTTATTTCCGTCAATCAGGCCGGGAAACTGGTTCAGCAAGCCCAGCAGAACGCTGCTCATTGCGTCAGCGTCGTCAATGTCAATTACAACCTTTGCAGGCATGTCTTACTTACCTCCTAGCTTCTCTTTAACGCCGTTGATCCAGAATTGGGCGTATCGCCTTTTGGCAACCTCAAACCATTCAGGCACGGCCTGTGGGTTTGAGTAGGTGAGCGGCCTATCTGTGGGGACAAGCTTTGCGCCCTCGCGGAAGCGTAGGACGAACTCTCCCGGCCCCGTGGGGATTTTGCGTGGCCCCTTTCCTGTTTCAGCGTCCACCATGACCTTTCCGCGATAGAGATATCCCGCATAAGGGCCGGGGAAGATAACTTTCTTTCCGTCCTCTTCGGTGTGAGACCGCTGCTGAAGATTGCCCGTCAGGTGCGGCATACAGGCTTTGCAATCTTCCAGCACTCTGTCACCTAGCCATTGCTGCGCGGCCTTCTGACGCTGCTCCAGCACTCGGAGATCAAGCGTCACATGGACGCCGCCGCTGCCATAGGAGAATTTAGGGAAGTCAGACATATTACCGGCCTCCGATCTCGAAATGCGGCAGAAGTCCGAAGAATGCAGCGGACGTGATCATGTAGATGCCGTCATGCTTCTCGTTCAGCGCGTGATACAGCCCTTCGTCGTAATCATCGTCAGAAACCGGCGACAACTCCGCCCATTCGCCGTCATAGATGAAATCGCATTCCGGCTGAAACGTAATGAACTCTTCCGGTTCAGTAAGTTGCGCATACGCCTTTGCCCCGGTGTAGCTCTTTTTCCCAGCGCTCGTGTTGATAGACTTATCCGGCGCACAGTGAATGATAATCTCCACCGTATCCGCGTTTTGGTATCCGTTGACCGAGGCGCTGCGGGACTTACTGCCCAGCAGGTTGACCCCCGAAATCACGGAGGGATACCACACGCCATTGTGGAAATTAAAGACTGTTATCGTGCGGTCGTACACGGCTAACACCTCCCGCATATAACAGATTGACGCCGAACGCATCGGGAATATTAGCCAGATAACGCACGGCGATCCCGGCCAGCAGGCTTGCTTGTGCATCAGCACTTGCGGCAGCGGACGCATAAGCGGAGCCGGTTGCGCCATTGACCGAAAAAGAGATGGATTCTTTTCCGGACGATACCGACGCAACGGCCCCGCGATAGCTGCCGTCTGAAGTTTTCTGCGCTGATGCAGCTCTGCGCTGGATGTCGATCCAGTAGAGAGCATCGGCCATGGCACAAACAGCCTTTTTGACTTTCGCAATGTGCGCTTCTACGGTGGGGAATGCAAACGTGAGCCGCCCAAAGGTGAGCGCGTCCAGTTCATCGCTGGCTTGCTCAAGCCACTTCGGAGCGGTCTCTTTCGTCAGCGCGTCACCATAGAATTTGTCACTGTAAAAAGTGAAGTCCGCATATGCCATGTCAGCGCCTCCTTAGTCGTCCTGCTTCTCGTTGTCAGGATCGGTAGGGACATCCGCAGAGGTATCCGGTGCGGCATCGGGGGCCTTCTTCCGGCGTTTACCCGCCTGCGCAGGCACCACATCAGGCACCTCATCCGCAGGGACAGCGCATTCCACGACCTAATAGATGGACGATCTGAGCATCAGGTCGATGCTGGTCTTGTCACGGGCATCTACGATGTTGCCCGATCTCAAATTCTTAAACAGCATAGCGTCCTCCTTATTAGGCCATGGTGTAGTAAGTGCCGCCGGAGAACGTAGCGCTGGTGACGGAAGCGGCGGTATACACACCGTTGGTCTCGGTGTAATACTGGGTGCCCTCAGCAAAGGCGGTCGCCTTAGTGAAGGTGCCGGGCTTGAAGATCAGGTCAGGGGTGACGACCTTCGTACCGTAGTGATAGAACAGCTCAACGCCGTAAGCGTTGGACAGAGGAATCTTCTCTGCGGTGTACTGATCAGCCATGACAGGCTGGGCAACAGCACCGTCAACCAGCAGCAGATAGTTGCAGCCGGTGGGCAGGTGGACGCAGCTATCTGCGCGGACGCCATGCCATGCGTAGAACTCCTCAGCGGCGGTGTTCACGTTGGCGTTGTTGGTCTGCTTGTCGAGATCGTTGCGAATCTTACCGTAGTACGCAGGGGACAGGACGAGGTGCATCATGGCGCGGGGCACACCGTCCACGAAGTCATTCTGAGTGGTCTCGCACTCCTGAATGATCGCTTCCAGCTCCTCGGAAATGGTCTTGTAGGCGGACAGGTTCAGCACAGTGGCAGCTTCAGCCGCAGCCGCGAAGAAGGCGTTGTCCAGCTCGGCAGCCATGCGCAGGATGTGGTTTGCAGAACGACGATCCAGAACGCCGTCCACGCCATACAGGCGGACATCCTTCTCTTCCAGCTCCTCGACGATTTCCTTGTCGGTGCTTCGCCTTCACGGCGTCACCCTTACCGGCAGCGCGGGCAGTGCCGTAGGTCTTGGAGGTGGCGTTCACGAAACGCTTGGCTTCCACAGTGCCGGAAACGGGATCACCGGACAGATCCATGTTCTTCATGGAGCCGGAGATCAGGGCCTTCTGAACGCCTTCGATGACCTTGCCGTACAGTTCAGAAAGATAATCCTTGCCGTCAGATTCCAGCAGAATGTTCAGGGACGTAATACGAGGCATAATTCATACTCCTTTTTATTAGAAAATTTTGGGCGGGACATACTTTTCAGAGCCGGAGCCGGAGCCGGGATCGCCCGCAGGGCCTGTAAAAGCAGGAGCTTTTTCCTTCTGCTTTTCCGCCTTGTCAGCGGCTTCCTTCTCCTCAGCGGTCTGGTACAGTCCGGCGTCCTTGGCTTTTGCGGATTTCATAAAATCGTCAAAGCCAAAGAAAGAGCCTTCCTTCCAAGTCAGGCCGGATTCCTTGGACATGCACTCAGCCTCAAGCGCAGCACGCGCATAGGGAGAAGTGACGCCGTATTCGTCCAGCTTCGTCTTGATCCAGTCCCGTTGATCGCGCTGGGTGATCTTGCGGTTATACTCCGCTTCGGCGTTTTCAGCCTTTTCCTTCCAGCTCTGGACTTCCTGCTGAATCTGCTGAGGATCAACGCCCTCGAACTTCTTCAGCGTGGTTTCTGCCGTATTGAGGCGAGAACGGAGATCATCGCGCTCGGTTGTGAGTGCAGAAATTTCCTTGTCCTTGTTGGCCTTCGCGTTTTCGATGTCCTTGCCGTTGATGGCAAAGACCTGCTTGGCCTGCTCTTCGGACAGCCCCAGTGCGGTCAATTCTTCAGTTTTCATGTAACCTCCTGTTTTGAACGGCGATAGCAGATTTTTAAGACGTTGCAGCGTCCAGCCGTTTTCGGCTTTATTAGGTCTGCCGATAGACCGATATAGAAAAGCAGAGCACTGCAACGCCTGCGGCGCTGTAGCACTCTGCATTTCAACATTACTGCTGGGCCGCCTTACGGGCAGCCGCGATTGATTTCCGCGCATCAGCGCGTGTCCATTGCGCTATCTGAATCCGTTCAGATAGCCGTTTCAGGTTGTTTTTCTGACAGAAATCTGCGTATGCAAGATTCTGCTTTTCCAGCAGCTTCGCCGTCTGCGTGTACTGCCCTTCGAGTGTAGCTCTCACACCTGCATCATCTGCGGCGTCAATCGCTTCTCGCAAGCCGACAAGCCGCGCCTTCGTTCTGCGGATACGCGATTCCTGCGCCCGCTGCTTCTGACTGAGGTCATAGACACGCTTATTTTCGTCGGCGTCGAACTTCTCATATGGGTTATGCCGGATATCACCGGGGCCGAAGCTGTGGCGGCAGTTCCAACCGCAAAGCCCCTCGCCGGTGCCGTAGCCGGTGGATTCCACGAAGGGCGGCAGGTCTGGCGTTCGGCCTGTCCTGCTGTAGAACTTGCCCTGCCACCAGAAATGATTGCTGGGGTTTTGGCCGCCGTCTCCATATCGTGCGCCGATGTGGGCCGATACCAGCACAACGTCCCAATCCCTTTCTTCCATGCCCTGCACGGCCATGTTACCGGATGCCTGCGCAACACCAGTCCTGACGGCTCTTAAAACCGCTGTCTCGATGGTGTCAACGTGCCCGGTGGGATAAACGACTTCTGTCTGACCGGCCACAATGCTGCTGACGGCCTCTTGCACGGCC